TGGGACATTTTCCAAGATAAAGTATTTTGGTCGAAGTACATCAATAAATCTCCATACTTCATCCCATAACCATCTTTCATCTTTAACTCCTTTTCTCGAACCTGCTACAGATACAGGCTGACACGGAAATCCTGCTGTCAGTATATCTATCTTTGGTAAATCCAAAGGGTTTACTTCTTCTACTTTTTTATTTATTACTAATGTATTTGGAAAATTTTTTCTTAATATAGAACAGCAGTATTCGTCCATCTCTATCATCCATTCTGAAGAGGTGGCTAGTCCAGACCGCTCTAGTCCGTACTCGATTCCGCCTATACCGCTAAATAAACTTCCTATTCTCATTGCATTATTAAATATACCTGGATTCCAAAAGTAGGCTGTAAAAAAAATTTTTTTTCTTAGGTTTCCTTAAACGACTAACCCTCACTTGCGTGAGGGCTATATAGCGTCCTATATTGTCGTTCAATCAGAAAGGAGGATGCAATGAATAAAGAATTATTTTTTGCAACCTATGGGTCAATAATAACATAAACTTGTAAAAAGGAAACATCTGTGCTAAATTTATCCTAACAATCAGAGTGTTCTTCCTGCTTTTAGAAAAGGATTCTTGATTATAAACTTTAAATAAAGTGGACTAGCAGGACCATCATAACTAGGGTCAAAGCCTATTACTTCATAATATATAAAATAAGTCATAAACAGATTTGTTATCGGTTGGGAGGGATGACACAGGGTTAGCTGTACTTTCCATTTTTACTTAGTTAAATAACAGCCAACATAAAGAAAACACCTCTTACTAGCCTTTATAAGGTACACCACTATATCTAGTACCACTACATATTGTACCCCTAGTTAACAGCATATTTCTAGGTACTGTACATATATATGAGACGCCGCGCCGCATTGAACCCCAGCCTTGAAAGCCAGTGAAAATTACCTGGTTGAGCAACACATAGATTTCCTATCACGCTACATACATACTATATATTGTGTTGTTTTGACTCACATACATCATGTAGTGTACCCATTTTGATTAAATACGAGGATATAGTAGTTAAACATACCTGGAGAACAGTAATCTGGTGATAATCTGGGTCAAATCAGGAGATGCGAAGCCCAGAAAGCGCTGCATCAGGGTTAAATCCTGGAAGGATAGAGAGAGAAGGCACAAAAAAAGGTGGAGAAGGGCAAGAAATCAATAAACTAACCCTTCAACACCTTGTGTCTACGTACTATAAGAGGGAATCTTACGCATTAGACTTCTGTAAATTGACAATCCTGGTAGGAATCACGACATTGAGATTACAATAATCACAAGCATGACCGAGAGCGACAGGTTGAGCATTATGTTTGTCATCAACTTCTCGCAATCTTTTGCCACAAATACTGCACATATGTTGCCTTTCCAATATTAAGAATACTAGATATAAAATATAATGTAAACAACTGTTTGCATAAAATCCAGGCGTAGTATAGTTAGAAACATACTAATAAATACGAATTATTTTTTGATAGTTTGAATAGGTAATAAGTATTTAGAAGTTAGAGATAGATTAGCAAGTAGGAATATTCATTACAGCCCTGTTGAGAATATGACCGAAAGCTAATCCATCTTGTAGCTTGTAACACATAATACTATCGCTAACGAACCTCTTAACAATGTCGCTTACGAATATAAGGTTGTGTGTTACAAGGTATATAATCCCCCAAGAATCCCCCCAAATCAACCAGGAAGCTGCAGGACCTGGCGACCCAGACCACCAAAACAAAAGAAATATAGCGAGAAAGAGAAAGAAAACTTCCTATAAATATATAAATATGTTAATATAGATTGTCAAAAAGAAAGGAAATATGACCAAAATACACGATATGCCAGATGATTGGTTTATTGATGGGCAAAGCTCAAGCCAGGATGAAATGTTTTATGGAAATACTATTCAGACTAGCTTGAACAGAAAGAACATTAATGAACGAGCAGAAATCACATTCATTGGCGATAGTGTTATTGATTGTAAATCCTACACTAGAACAGGCAAAGGAACTGTGGACTATTTCGCAGAATCTTACGCCAACGAAACATACATGAGTATGATAAACGACCAAAGTAGAGATGGCGATACAATATATGATTGCATTGAAAAAGCAAATCAGATAAACGACAAATCTAAATTAGTTGTAGTTAGTGTAGGCGGAAACGACTTATTGAAACTTATTTCAATGGTTAAAGAAATTGATGACACAAACTTGTTAAATGGTTTATTACTTAGTGAGTTAGATAAATTGTCTAATGCATACGAAACTATGTTGCAACAATTTAAAACACGAGCTACTTATCTGTTGATGACTTGTTACGAGGGTAACCTAGCATACAATCCACAACGATTCTACGGAATGGATTACACAGCGAAAGCTATTGTAAGTATGTGGAACGACAGAATATCAAGAATAGCTAGAGATAAAAACTCACGTTTATATAAATCATCTTATGATGTATTGGACATTAGAGAAGTAATGTCTCCAAAATGTTATTACAACGAGATTGAGCCAAATGAGATTGGAGCAAAACGAATTGCTAGAGCAGTCAAAAGATATGTAAATGAAACAGGGATACTCACATAATGGGTATTCCTGGATTCATAGTAAGTTGGGATGGATTTGATTGGAAAATGGTTACATTGGACAATTTTGAACTTCCAACTTGTGCTTTATGCTTACAATCTAAAGAAATACAATTAGGAAGCATTTACTGTTGTGAGTGCGAGGAGGATATGAAATGAGAAAAGATGATGTATAAAATTAAAAATGCTATCGTGCAAAAATACTGTTGGTATATGGTGCGATTGTATAAAACAAATTCTAAAAAATATCATAGGATAAATAACTTTATGTATAAGACAAAAATTATTCCTAGATATATTTATGTAACTATTTTTGGTAATAAAGTATGAGCGAACTACCTAAAGAGTTAAAAGAACTCTACGAGGAAAGAGAAAGAGTTAGAGCAAAACTTCATACGAAAGCAACAGAATTAGGCTGCGATATGCAGTTGGCTGATTCTGTCTTAGGAATCGGAAAACAAATAGACATCTTAATAGGTAACATTATGTTAGTTATGGGAGAGGATGACGGAACTAATTATGTGCAAGGCGTAATTGATGAAGTAAAGGAAAATCTAAATGGCAAAATATAAAATCGTAACATTAAAAGAGATAGCTGCAAATAACTTTAGTCTTTCGCCAAAAGATTATATAAAAGATACAGAAAATAAGAAAGAGAGGAATAAATAATGACAATTAAAGAGTTAGAGTTTTTAGTTAAAAAAGAAAAGAAAAATTACAAAAAACTTAATAAGATACACAAAGAAAAATATTGTTTACATTGTGGATTTTTAAGTGGGGATAGTAAACAACAAATACAATGGGAACTTAATTACATACAAAAAGAAGGTGTGTGTAATGCTTGTGATAATGAAGATTTAGCACGAGATATTTTAGAAAGAGAGGAATGATGAGTGCTGAATTACAAACTTTAAGTATTGCATTGACAACTTTTGTTATTGGTTGGTTATTACACCAAACTACAAATATTGCAAAAAATATTGGTTTGGAAAGTAAAAAAGACAAAAAGATTAGACAAGTAGAACTTGTCAATAGCGTTTTGTGGAGCTATATTCCAGAAAGCGACATACACCTTAACGAAAAAATTAAACGTAAATTAAAAATGATTGAGGAGGATATGTAATGGCTACTTTTGATATAGGTACAAGAGTTAAAGTTATTGGACAAGATATTACAGGAAAAATAATTAGACACGATATTGGCAACAAAGTTGTTATTTTAGATGATGACGATAGTTGGCAAGAAGAGGGTTGTGAACCTAGTTTAATTTACAACATAAGCGAATTAGAGGTGGAATAATGGCTAAAGAATATTATGTTCATAAAATTGTATTACAAGATGGGTATGGAAATTTATACGATTATCAAAGCGATTATATAAATGAAAACTTATCTATTAATGAAAGATTTGACACAATAACACCAATTAAAAGAGAGGAATAAATAATGTTTAGTAATGTATTTAGATATATTGAGGAACTTACTTGTGTAGATGAACTAGAGGAGATAATACAATCTGCTAAAGACCAAATTAAATCTATACAAATTAAGGAAAGTAAGTAATGGAATTATTTGAGTTTTTCCAGGACAAACCTATTCCAAAATTAAAAAGTCAGAAAGCAAAAGTGTTATGGATGTTAGAGGTTGCAAGATTATCTCCAAACAAAGACATACACGCTATGACTTTTATATATGAATATGGAATACCAAGAATAAGTGGAGCAATCCACCAATTAAGAGCTGATGGACACGATATATTATCACACGATTTACCGAATAACTCGTGTGCATATGAGCTTATAGCAACAGCAAAAGAGAGAGAAAGTATGAGGGATTTAGTTGAATGATGATGAGCTAAAAGCAACACAAATTGCAGACCATTTAGAACAAGCTAAAGAGCAGAAGCTAATAATGATTAAAGCAAGAAAAGAACATATGTTGGAACTACGAGAAAGAGGTGTAAAAGTTACTGTCATAGCAAAAATATATAATGTAACAAGACAGCGTGTTTATAAAATATTGGAGGATGAAAATGCCTTGGACTAAAATAAGTAAGACACCTAAAAAGTTTCGTTTTGATTTATTTGGAACGATTTATAAATTAGAAATTCGTAGGTCAAAAGAATACTACGAGCCGATATGTGATTGGGATGGAATACCAATGACTACTGAAGAAGATTTCTTCAGAAATAGAGAAAAAAAAAGAAAGGATATGTAAATGGGATGGCAAGACGAATACGAAAACGTAGAGGATAGGTTAGTTAAGTTTTGGAAAGATAATCCAAACGGAAGAATTGAAACAGAACCAACCTATACGTCAGAAAATGCACAAGTTATTGTTATTAAAGCGTCAGTTTATAAAGATATAGATGACGTAAACCCTGTAGCGACAGGTATAGCAGAGGAAACCAAAGGGCAAGGGAATGCTTATGTAAATAATACTTCCTGGGTAGAGAACTGCGAAACGTCAGCAATAGGTAGAGCATTAGCTAATTGGATGTATCAAGGTAGTGGTAAGAAGCGACCATCTATGCAGGAAATGACTAAGACTCAGAAATTTAAAGACGATAAAGTCAAAGTAGAGAAAGTTGATATGCGTAAGAAAGAGAATCAACCTACTGCAGAAGATAAAGCTGCAATGGAAAAAGTTGCTGATGAGATGGTGTCAGAACCTAAGACAAATACAACTAAAAACAATAAAAATGCAGAGCAAATGAAACATGTTATGCAGGAAATATGTTCTGATGAAACACAACGCAAGGAAATCCAGGCAACTGTCT